GACGACATAGTTGAGCAGACTCTGCAAGATCAATATGTTGCAAAGCTGAATGATGCTAAGTCCATCTTCAACAACTTCATGCCAGAAGACCTAGAATCGAATAAGTTCGCAAAAGGTGGCAAGGTTGGTCCAGCTGCAGCTTATGACGAGTCCTCTGAATCATTAGAAACAGCCCTCCGGAGCCTAATGGATGCTTACACCTTAGCACAAAGCGACGAGATGATGGGAGGTCTAGGAGCAGCATATGCCAAGATGATGCGTCCAGAGCTATTTGATGATATTGATTATTCAACTTTAGCAGACGCAGCAGCTGCGAATTCAGAGGCTGAACGCCATAGGCTTGAGGAAGAACATCCTGTAGCTTCTGCACTCGGAATGCTCGCCTCTGTTCCTGCTTATGCTTCGTTCGGAGGAGCCAGCCTTGCGGGTCAGATGGGAGCAAATGCTTTGCTTGGTGGAGCTTATCGCTATGGCGACCATGAAGATCCTCTCGACCCTACTTCTGTAGGCATCGACCTAGCACTACCAGCAGCCTTCCGCAACCTCAAGCGCACAGCTCAAGGGTTAGTTCTTGCTGCTCCTGCTGTCGGACTTTCGGGAGATTCAGATTTAGAACTTTCTTCTTTAAGAGATTTAGTGCATAATGTGCCAGACAACTATAGGATTCGTCCATGATAGATGAAGAACAAGAGCTGCCAGAGGCTGAAGAATTAGACAGCGATCTGCCTGAAGACTTCGACATAATTGAAGATGAGGATGGCAATGGAACTGTCATTCCTAAAGAATCCAACGATCTGAAGCCAGAGCAAGATGCAGACTTTTATGACAACCTTGCGGAGAGCATAGATTCTTATAAGCTTAGCCAGATCGCCTCAGAATACTTGGAACTCATAGAAGTTGACAAAGACTCCCGCAAGAAACGCGACGATCAATATGCAGAGGCCATCCGTCGTTCAGGTTTAGGAGACGATGCTCCTGGAGGTGCTGACTTTGAAGGAGCCTCCCGAGTTGTTCATCCGATGATATCTGAGGCAGCTATTGATTTTGCTGCGACAGCCATAAAAGAGATATTTCCTGCTGCTGGTCCAGTGCGCATGAAGATCGAAGGCAAGGTGACTCCAGAGAAGCTTCAGAAAGCGGATCGCAAGACTCGCCACATGAACTGGCAAATGAGAACTCAGATCAAAGAGCTCAAGCCAAGCCTCGAGCAAATATTAACACAGGTGCCAATGGGTGGCGTTCAATACAGCAAGATGTATTACGATCCACGCTCTCGTCGTGCCAAGTTTGAATTTATACCTCTGGACGACATTTATGTCCCATTCCATGCAGCAAACTTTTACTCAGCAACTCGCAAGACTCATCGCCAACGCTTAAATCAAATTGAATTTGAGAATCGTGTATCGTCTGGATTATATATCGACCCTGAGTATTGGGTCACTGATCCTTCTGTTCTGCAAGACGAGAGCAAGTCAGAAAAAGCTAGCAATAAAGTAGAAGGAAAGACGAATCCTTTATATGATGAAGATGGCCTCCGCACAGTTTATGAAGTCTATTGCTGGCTAGAGATCGAAGAAGACACTCTGTCCTCAAAAGAATATAAATATGCACCCTATATCATAACGATAGACTATCCGACAGAAAAGATTCTGGCAGTTTATCGCAACTGGGATCCACAGGAGAATACTTATGATATGCTGGACTGGATTGTTGAATGGCAATTTATTCCATGGAGAGGAGCTTATGCTATTGGCTTGCACCACCTCATTGGTGGCCTTAGCACTGCTGCCACAGGCGCTCTTAGAGCTCTACTTGACAGCGCTCACATCAACAATAGTCCCTCCGCAATCAAGCTCAAAGGTGGACAGTTCAGCGGACAATCAATACAAGTAGCTCCGACCCAGATCAGCGAGATTGATGCTGCTCCAGGAGTTGATGACATTCGCAAGATTGCTATGCCATTGCCTTTCAATGCGCCTAGCCCTGTGCTGTTTCAGCTGTTAGGATTCTTGGTAGACTCTGCCAAGGGAGTTGTGCGAACTGTTATTGAGCATGATCCAAACTTCTCCCCGAATATGGCTCCAGGAACACAGATGAACTGGATCAATGAAGGGTTGAAAGTTTATTCAGGCATTCATGGCAGGATGCACGACAGCATGGATAAATGTTTGTCTATCCTACATCGCTTAAATAAAAATTATCTTGAGGAAGAAGCTCCGTCAGAAGAAGATGATGAAGAGTCAACTTCTATGGTTGATGAAAAGAATGATTCTCTTGCTTATCGCTCTGATTATGAAGGTGAGCTTGATGTTCAGCCTGTTTCTGACCCAAACATCTTTTCAGACAGCCAGCGCATAGCGCAGATGAGCAGCATCGGAGCATTGATTGATAAGTATCCTGATGTTGGTTATGATCGAAGAGCTTACAACAAGTGCATGCTTGAGCTGTTGAAAGTCCCGAACATAGATCAGATACTGCCAGATCCTCCTGGAATGAAAGATGAGAATCCTGTTACAGAGAATATTAAGATGGCAACAGGAGCTCCTGCTGGAGTTCTGCCTGATCAGGATCACTTAGCCCACATACAGGTTCACATGGATTTCTATATGAGCCAGCTAGGACAGAATCCTGCTATAAAGCCTTCATTGGCTCCAGCCTTCGTTAGCCACATGTCTCAGCACATATTGATGCTTTATGGTTCAGAGGTAAAAGACTTGATCGAAAAAGCTAGCAAGGCCAAGATCAAGGACTTGATCAGTGATGATAAAGACGTCATGTTAGCACTAAGCAAGGCAGCAGCAGCAGCTTCTCCGATGGCCATTGAGAATGCTACAGCTTTGTTAGAGAAGGTGATGCCAGCAGTAGCAGAAGCGATGCAGTTTGCTAAGCAAATGACGCCACAACCGCAAGATCCTATAGCGGTTCAGGCTCAGATTGAAGGTGCCAAGTTGCAGCAGCAAGGCCAGATTGAAGGTGCAAAAATTCAGCAGCGTAGCCAAGAGATTGAGAAGAAGGCTGAAATTGAGCAGATGAAAGAGCAGTCAGACCTGCAGGAAGCTCAGATGCGAGCCTCCGTTGAGCTTGAGAAGAATGAAGAAGACAATCAGACAGCATTGACAATAGCAGGGATGCGCACTCTTGAAGGTCAAACTCCTGGAAATCTGAAAAATGGTAATAGCCTTGACCAGAATTTTTGAACAGAGGCAAATTTAACATGAAAGGTAAAATATGAAAGGCAAGATCTCTCAACACAAAGGCATGGCAATGGGCAAAAAATGTGCAAACAAAGGCGCAGTTGCTCTTGCTAAAGGCGGCAAAGTAAAAGGTGCAGCCAAAGAAGTAAAGGTAAAGCATGTGCTTGCTTCTAAAAAAGGCGGCAAAGTAAAATAGAACTTTCCTAAATGAAAATATTGTTGCATAATATATGATAAATCGACTTAAACAGTTGATACAGAATAAAAAGAACGAGACAGTATCAGGTCTTGTGAATACTAACAGTGAGTTTGTAGCTGATTATCGCTACTTGCAAGGTTATATTCATGGGCTTGATGCTGTCTTTTCTTTTGTAAAGCAGTTAGAAGCTGAAGAAAGAGAGCATGAAGATGAGTGAAGCTATTCTGGAAGCATTTCCGGAGGTTGTTTGTCCGATAAAACCTTTAGGCAATCGAGTTCTGGTTCAGATTCGTAAGCCTAAAAATAAGACTAAGTCTGGTTTGATTCTTACCTCTGATACATTTGAAGATTCTTACCGGAATGAACAGACTGCGAAAGTGATAAGTATAGGGAATGGTGCTTTTCATTTTGCTAGCTCTGGAGAGCCTTGGCCTTCCGGAGAGTGGTTTAAAGAAGGAGATTTTGTGAGAGCTCCGCTTCATGGAGGAGACAATCACTGGATATCAACAGGTGAAGGTGAACAGATGGAGCTTATTTTGTTTAAAACCTTTAAAGACTATGAGATAATTGGGCAGATCATTGGGGATCCGCTTGATGTTAAAACAAACCTTGCATATTTCTGAGAAAGGAATGGCTATGACGAATAAGAAGTTAGAAGATGAAATAGAAGATCAAGAAGTTGATCTGGAGGAAGATGAGTTAGAGGAATCTGAAGAGGCTAAAGAAGAATCTTCAGATAAGAAAGAATCTGAAGAGGAAGAAGTTCAGATTGAAGACTCTGAAGAATCAGAGCAAAAAGAAGAAGGTGTTGATGAAGACAGAGAAGCCATAAGAGCTCGTCGTCGTCGCGAGAAGAAAATGAAGCGCGAAAAGGATCGCAGACATCGTGAGCTTTTAGAAGCCACTGTGGTCAAGATGGCGCAAGAAATAAATGCACTGAAGCAGAATCAAGGAACAGTAAATAAAACCTTAGAAAGCTTCTCCGCAAAAAGTTTAGAGTCTGAGCAGAAGGAGCTTCAGCAGATCTACAGCCAAGCTAATGCTGTCATGAAAAAGGCGATAGCAGAAGCAGATGGTGATAAATTTGCAGAGGCGAAAGCGATTGCTGATCGTGCATTTGCTCGGTTCAATGTTTTGGAAACAAAGAAAACATTAAAGCCAGAGGTCAGTGATGAAAAACATGAAGAAGTGGCTGCAGATAAAAATCAAGCTCCTCAGTTTGACAAGCAAACAATGGTTTATGCAAATGCATTCATTCGCAAAAACTCTTCCTGGTATGATCCGAAAGGCCAAGGACGAGAAACTAAAATAGTTCAAGCGATAGATGCAGATCTTTATGAAGAAGGTTATGATCCTGCTTCTAAAGATTACTGGGAAGAATTAGAAGCTCGAGCTGCAGAAGTTCTGCCGCATCGCTTCAAAAAGAATTCCTCCGCTCAAAAAGCGAAGGTGACTGTGGGTGGAAGTGGCAAGGACTCAAATCCTTCTTCTTACAAGACAGTGCAAGTGCCGAAAGAGTTCTTGCAGACTCTGAAAGCTGCTGGTTATGAACAAGGTTCTGACAAATTTAAGGCAGCTGTTAAACAATACTATGCACAACAACGTAAAGGAGCTTAAAAATGGCTAGAGGTGATTTAAGAAAGCCTATTCGCAAACGCGAATACATCCAGTCAAATGAAGAATTGGCTGCTAAAGATCAGTTTACTGAAGCTGAAGCAGATCATAGTTTTAAAGTGGAAGCTGCACACGCTGCAGACGATTACTCTGTTCAGGGTGATGTGGATCTCAGCGATAAAGAGCTTCTGAAGCGTTTCCGGGAGTCATTGACTTCTAATATATTGCCTACCCTACCAAAAATTGAAGGCTATCATCTTTGCTGGGTGCCACAAACATCCAACAATCAGTATGACACTGTTGAATTTAGAAAGCGTCTTGGTTATGCTATAGTTAAGCCAGAAGAGGCTCCAGCATACTTGACACAATCGAATCGCAGTGGACAATTCGAAGGCTGCATCAGTTTCAATGAAATGATTCTGATGAAAATTCCTGAGCGGTTTTACCAACTGCTGATGAAGGAATATCATCACACTCAACCAAATGAGCAAGAACTATCAATCAAACAGAACATCAAGCGTATGGAATACAAAGATGGTGAGAGTGTAGTTCGTGATGAGCAAGAGATGGACGGCATCAATAAGTTGGCTAGGAAGGTTAAAGATCCAACCTTTTAATCAACTCATGAGGTAAAAAATGTCAAGTACTTCGGCACCTTTTGGGATGAATCCTATCCGTCACATAAACGGAAAGTATCTTCCCGCACCACGAGTGATGACTGATGGCATCGCTAGTGCTTATGGCTCTGCTATTTATTATGGCTCGCCTGTTATGTTAAACACCAATGGTACGCTAACTATAGCAACCACCGCAGCAGACATCATCGGTGTCTTTGCAGGTTGTCAATATGTTCCCTCCGCTGGCGGTTTGATGACTCCTAGCAAAAACTGGGTGGCTTCCACGACTTATGTTGCTGGCACCATGCAGGCGTTTGTTTGGGATGATCCCAACATCATTTACGAAATTCAGTCGAATGGCTCTATTGCTGCTACAGCAGTTGGCGATCAGGCAGACTTCGTGAATCCTGGAAATGGAAGCTCCACGCTTGGAACTTCTACTGCAGCTATCAGCTCTACGCTGTCGGGTGCTGGCGTTCAAGCGCAGCTCAGGATTGTTGGCCTCAGTCAGAAAATAGACAATGCATGGGGTGATTCCTATACGATTGTTGAAGCTATGATTGCTCGTCATCAGTATGTATCTAACAAAGTAGCAATCTAGGAGGAAACAATTTATGGCTGCTCCAATGAACTCAGCCCAGTTTAAAGACATCGTAAGTCCTATTCTCAATGTAGAATTCGATGGTGTTTATGATATGGGCAAAAACCAGTGGAAAGAAGTCTTTGACGAAATCACTGGCACTCCACGCAACCAACACCTTGAGCCTGTGCTCTCTGGTTTTGGTGCTGCTCCTCAGCTTCCTGATGGCATGCCTGTCAGTTATGATACTGGTCAGGAGCTCTTCATGGCTCGTTACATTTACAATGTCTATGGTCTGGCATTTGCCTTGACTCTGGTCATGTATGAAGATGGCGATCATGTTGATTTTGGCAAGCTGTACTCTCAGCATCTTGCTAACTCCATGCTGGAAACCAAGGAAACAGTAGCTGCAAACATTCTTAACCGTGCATTCAACGGCTCCTATGTCGGTGGTGACGGCGTAAGTCTCTGCAGCACCTCGCATCCTGGTGCTAATGGTGTTACTTATAGCAACCGTCTGGCAACAGACGCTGCATTGTCTCAGACCTCGCTTGAGCAGATCCTTGTTCAAATCAAGCAAGCTGTCGATGACAATAACAAGAAGATCAATCTGACCCCGAAAAAACTTATTGTTGCTCCGGCGAATATGTTCCAGGCTCAGGTTCTTCTGAAAAGTGCACTCCGCACCAGCACCAACAACAACGATATCAACCCGATTCAGACGAGCAAACTGCAGGCAGAGCCTGTGATTCTTACTCGTTTGACGAGCAATATCGCTTGGTTTGTGCAAACGGATGCTCCGAAAGGTCTGCAACTTGCTATGCGTCGTAAGCTAACTAAAACCATGGAAGGCGATTTCGAAACCGACTCCATGCGTTATAAGGCTACTGAGCGCTATGCACTTGGCTGGACCAATCCTCGTGGCATTTATGGCACACAAGGTGCTTAACTAAAAACGGAGGCAGCGTAAAACCTGCCTCCAATTTTAATCTGGAGACTTAATTATGTCACACATTCCGTTTTTGCGCTATGGATTCGCAGGATCTCCTGACCTTGACTCTTCTAAGCGAGCTCCTATCGAGCTTGCCTCTGGAAATGCAAGCCAGTATGAGCCTTCTGGTCCTGGTCCTGGGGTGATTGCTTCACCTCTGCGAGTTACTTCTTTTGCACCACCGACAATTGTTGCAGACAACATCGCTGCCTCTCAGATCATGAATGGCACAGTTACCTTGACAGCTGGCACTTCCGCAACTTCTGCTACGCTTTATGGCAATACAGTAATTGACATAACGGGCAGTGCGTTGTATGATCGTGCTATAAAGGTAACAGGTGCAGGTTCTGGCACAGCAGTGACTTTTACCATCACTGGCTATGACATGTACAACCAGTTGCAGACTGAGACCTTCACTGGTCCGACGACTGGCACAGTTACCTCTGGCAAAACCTATCGCTACATAAGAAGCATCTCAACCTCCGGAACAACTACTTCTGCATTCACAATTGGGACTGCAGACGTATTTGGATTTCCTGTTCTTGTTTCTAATTTTGATCAGGTGCTAATTTACTGGAATAGTGCTTTGATCACTGCTACGACTGGCTTCACTGCTGCTGATACCACAAGTCCTGCAACCACCACAACTGGTGCAGTTCGTGGTAAGTATGCAGTTCAGTCTGCTGCAGATGGCACAAAGCGTCTTGTTACTTGGATAAATATTGCAGATCCAAACAACATGAACAATGCTTATGGGGTTGTTCCTGCATAAAGGGAGGAGAGCTGAAAGGCTCTCCAACTTTATTTTTAATTTAAAAAAGGATGCTGTTAAGTGTCTTGTCTGAGTCTTAGGGAAAAGGCTTGTGGCAACTTCTGGAACTGTTGGGCAAACTGTTATAAATGTTTCTACTATGCTTGAGCATGCTTTCAGGCGAGCAGGATTGTCACCAACAGAAGCCACAACTGATTCAATAAACTCTGCAAAGCAGAATCTTTACTTTTATCTGTCTGCACTAAGCAATGATGGTGTAAATCTCTGGACTATAGAGAAAAAAGTTTTTGGCATGAATATTGGCCAAGCAAATTATCAAATTGGAGTCGGCGCAGTCGACTTGAAGAATGTCCTCCGCAGAACAACTACATGGCCTTCTGGCGGCACTGCTTCTTCTAGTGCTGGAGGAACAGCAGCAAATGCATTCGACAAAGACCTGTCCACAGCATGCACTCAGACATCTGCTGGCGGGAGCATTTCTTATCAGTTTGCCTCTTCGACTCGCATCACGACTGTTGGCATAATGACCAATGGAGACCAGACCTATACATTGTCTTGGGAATATTCAGAGGACGGAAGCACATGGACCTCTGTGCTTGATTGTGAGAAAACAAACTATTCTTCCGGAGAATGGAATTTTTACGACATAGAGGCTCCGAAGTCAGCAGAATATTTCCGAGTTAGAGAAACAGGGCTAGGAATTCTTAATGTTGTTGAGTTGGTTTTTGGAGTCGTTGTTCAAGAGATTCCTCTTGGAAGAATAAATATTGATAATTATACGAATCTGACAGACAAAACTATGCAAGCCTCTGTTGTTCAGCAATACTGGTACAATAGAAAGGTTGATAATCCAGAAATAGTTCTGTGGCCTGTCCCGAGCACATTTCTTGACCAGCTAGTTGTTTGGAAAAATAGGAATATTCAAGACGTTGGTGAGCTAACAAACACACTAGAACTCCCGCAGAGATGGGTTGAAGCAGGAATAACAGAATTAGCAGCTAGAATGATTCTGGAACTTCCTGATGTTGATGTCTCTAGATATAATATATTAAAGCAGGAAGCAGCAGCAGCAACGAATAGAGCACAGCAAGAAGAGAGAGATCGCAGCCCGATAATGATTTCTCCAAACATTAGTTGTTATACGAGGTAATTATGGCAGGATTCTCTTCTGGAAGAGTTGCGATAGCGATATGTGGGAGATGTTCTTGCAAATTTCCATATTATCAATTGAGACAGGATGGAAATATAAGTATGCTTTATGTGTGTGGGGACTGCAGAGATCCTATAGATCCTTACAGATTGCCAGCCAGACAACCTGACACATTTCAGCTCAATCATCCGAGGCCTGATCGTGATCTTATACCAGAAAGCACAACAACAGCGAATTATCCATAAGGAGACTAAACAATGCGCCCAGTAACAGTATCACAAACAGGAGCAGGAAGCAGCAGCTTGATTGCGGCAGACTACATCCAGACACCTTTCAATGCCAGCATAAGCACAGTTGTTAGCGGGACTGTCAACTACACGATTCAGCACACATTTGATGACATATTTGCATCAGGATTCAATCCTGCAACTGCAACTTGGTACGATCATGATAATGCAATAATGGTCAATGCCACAGCTAACCAGAATAGCAATTACAACTTCCCGATAAGAGCTCTTAAGATATTGCAGAACTCTGGATCTGGAACAACAACATTAACATTCATCCAAGGAATTGGATAAGGAGATATAGATGTCTGTTTCTTTAGAAGGTGCTGGCATAACATTAGCTTCTGGCGGTGGAGGTGGCAGTGGGACAGTAACTAACGTTTCTGTTGTCTCTGCGAATGGCCTAGCAGGATCTGTGGCCAATGCCACGACCACTCCTGCTATAACTCTCAGCACGACGATAACTGGCATATTGTCTGGCAATGGAACCGCTATTGCTGCAGCTTCCACCACAGGATCTGGGAATGTTGTTCTTGCAACTTCACCGACGCTTGTTACTCCAGCACTTGGAGTTGCGACTGCAACATCATTGAATGGAGCTACGATAACTACAACTTCAGGTGGCACACTAACTCTTGCAAATAGCTCGACGCTTGCCACCTCTGGAGCCAATTCAATAACTTTAACCTCTACAGGTGCTACAAATATAACGCTCCCGACGACTGGCACAGTGTCAACGTTGGCAGGGACAGAAACTTTTACTAATAAGAGAATCAATCCTAGAGTGGTTGCAGTTTCAGACGCAACATCATTCACTCCTAATGCAGACACATCTGATATTGTTTCTCAAACAAATACTCAATCTGCTGGGACTCTCACTGTTGGTGCTCCATCTGGCACTCCTGTTGATGGACAGATGTTAACTATAAGATTAAAGTCTACAAATGCGCAGACATTCTCTTGGAATGCTATATATAGAGCTTCGACAGATCTTGCTTTGCCAACAGTTAGCTCGGCATCTGGCAAGTGGGATTATGTTCTTTATGAATATAATAGTGCAGACACAAAATGGGATATTTTAGCGGTTAATTTTGGACATTGATTTATGGGATTGACTATAGCACAAACACTTGATCTAGATCTGTGCGATGCCTTTCTAATAGAGGATGGCGATGCTCGTACAAATTTAGAAAATCTATGGGCAGGCAAGGAAATCTGCGAACAAGCTGATTTTATGGCTATGCCTATTCGCGCCTCCGACAAGTTGTTTATCATCTTGCGCGAAGAAGTGACACCACTGGCCACGTTGCAAGAAATAGACAGCGAAATAATCGAACTGCTTTCACCAAGCGCCACTACCGCACTTGCTGCTCTGCGAGGAATGCAGAATCAAAAACATCACTACGCACAGGCAGCACATCTTTATATTATGGATTTTGCGCGCCTCGTCCCCACACCAGTTTCTCCTATTTCAATCAATCCGCTGACGGGTGAGGAAGAACAGGTTGAAGGGTATGTTGCTCCATCCGACCCTGCATATGTTTCGCCTGAGCAGGTAAAGCAGCATGCCAAAGACAATATTCGCAGCCGCGCAGAAGCCTTATTTGTTGTCGTGGAGGGTCTACTGTAATGGCAGTAACAGGCGATATTTACGGCTCAAGCGCAACAAGTGATTCTACTGTAGGGCAAAAAGCGTGGAGCAATATTTCTAACTTTGATGGAAATACCACCAGCACAGAGATGGATTTTAGTGGTGCGCTTGCACAGGTGAATAGCTATTATGTAAAAAGTGCATTTTTGCATGGATTAATCGCTTCTGACACTATCACAAATATTGCGGTTGCGATTGAGCGCCGTTGTGACAATACCGATGACTATGCGCATGATAACTATGTCCAACTTATTGTCGATGGAACTATTCAAACCACCAATAAAGGATTCACTTCAACCAACTGGCCTATAACAAAGGGCTGGTCAGCAACTTACACAGGGAATGCTGCGAGTTGGGGGTATGGCGGCACACTTACAGGAACCAACACGCTGGGGATAGCATTTGCTGCTTATTGTGGTGGGAAGCATAGTTCCATGTGGGCAAGCCGTATTGTAATGGTTATCGCTTACACCACAGCGTCTGGGCTTAAAAAGTCTCAAATGTTTTTCAGGAGGCTTTGTTAGTTTATGATTCCTATGACATATGATAGTTTGGTTGCTGACCTTGAGGATTATCTTGATCGCTCTGATGCGAGACTGATTGCTCAAATACCTAATTTTATATCATTAGCAGAGATACGTTGTGCTAGAGAGATTAAAAATCTTGGCTTTAAAACTTCTGTTGTTTCAGTTATGCAGCCAGGAAATTATGTTTATATAAAACCGAATAGATGGTTAGAGACGATATCTATAAATTATGGCACCTCAACTCCTTATGCAACAACATCAAGACAGAATGCTTCAGGAACAAGAACGCTAACACTTTCAAAAGCTCATGATTTCGCTGTTGGCGATTCTGTTTCTGTATTTAATGTTGGTGGAACTAATTATAATGGCAACTTTACTATTTCTGCAGTCACTCAATATACAATTTCTTATCTATCTGGATCAGGCACAGAGGCTGCGACATCAGATTCTGATGGAGTTGTAACTGCTCCACTAGAGGAAAGAGTCTCTATACTTCCAAGAAGTTATGAATTCTGCAACAACTATTGGCCTAATAGAACAAGCACTGGCGCTCCTAAGTTCTACGCTGACTATGATTATGAGAACTGGCTGATTGTGCCAACTCCGGACATAGCTTATCCATTTGAAGTTGTGTATTTTGAGAAGCCAATGCCGCTTTCTTCAACCAACCAAACAAATTGGTTGACAGACTATGCAAGAGATCTTCTTCTTTATGCTAGTCTGCTTGAAACTGCTTCTTATTTAAAAGATGACAAGCGCATACCTGTTTGGAAAGATTATTATATGCAAGCAGCAACTGCACTTAAGACAGAGAATAATCAGCGAAAGAATGATGCATCCATAAAGAGGCAGGAATAAATGACAAGCTACACAAACACATTCACTGGCAATCCAGTTCAAAGCACTCCAACGAGCTACATCCTTCTAACGATAGCAGCAAATATAACTTTGTCATGGGCTTTGAATAATGAAGACACAGGCGATGTTGTTGGAGACTTAACAGAAGTCAATGCGACAGCAGGATCATTAAGTCTGCTAATGCCTCCAGCAAATCAAGTGAGCACAGGCAAGGCAACTCTGATAAGAAACATTGGAGCAAATTCATTCACAGTAAAAGACAACTCCGGGAACACCATACAAGCTATTGCAGCAGGACAAGTTTTCTGGATTTATATATCAGACAACTCATCTGTAAACGGGACTTGGAAAAGTTTTCAGTTCGGGACAGGCACAAGCTCAGCAGATGCAAATGCGTTGGCAGGATCTGGCTTGTATGCTTCTGTTTCAACATTGAACTTAGAATTTGAGTGCAATGATTTTGCTTCCAACACAACCCTAACAACCAGCTATCGAGCAACTGTTGCAAATTGGACAGGAGGAGCAGGCACTTTTGCATTCTCTTCAGTTTCAACTCTGACAGACGGATGGTTCGTTTTAATAAAGAACTCTGGCACAGGAGCATTGACGTTAAATCCTGATGGCTCTGAAACCATTGATGGTGTGTCAACAATAAATTTAGATCCAGAGGAATCATGTATAGTTTGCTGCACAGGGAGCTTGTTGCTTACCATAGGAAGAAATTCGTCTACCACTTCAGCAACATTCACAAGGCTTGTAAAATCTGTAGCAGGTGGCACAGACGTAACCCTAACTTCTGCTGAAGCTGCTTATGACATACAAGAGTACACAGGATTGCTAACAGCAAACATAAATGTCATTGTCCCTACAGCAGTTGCTCGGTGGTGGGTTTATAACAACACCTCCGGAGCATATACATTAACTGTTAAGACTTCTGCAGGAACAGGCATTGCGATAGCACAAGGCACTCGTCAGATAATTCATTGCGATGGAACAAATGTTGTCTTGTCGGTTGATGCAGGAACAGGAACTGTGAGCAACATTGCTACAGGAACAGGCCTGTCTGGTGGTCCAATAACTACGACAGGAACAATTTCAATAGCAAATACTGCAGTAACTGCAGGAACATATGGTGGAGCCATTGGAGTCCACAGCACAACTTTCAATGCTCAAGGACAAGCCACTGCAGCATCATTCACTGCTAGATCTGTAACAGGAACAGCTAATAGAATATCTGTTACGGATGGAGATGGTGTTGCTGGTGCGCCAACA